CGACTACGTTACATATGAGTGATATTAAAATACTTAATTTGGCAGCTTATGAGCAGCCTGAGATAAAAGAGGACACTCGTAACGAGTGGGTAGAATACGGAGAAGCTAACGACTACTATAACTTCTTGATTGACCGTTCGAGAAAATCTACGACTAACAGCGCAGTAATTAATAACATTTCGCGTTTAATTTATGGGCGTGGGCTTCATGCTATGGACGCTGCTAGAAAGCCGTCGCAGTACGCTGCTATGCGTTCTATATTTAGCCCTGAATGTTTACGTAAGGTGATTAAAGAGCTTAAGATGTTAGGCGCTGGACATTTTCAAGTACACTACGACGAGAAGCATACTAAAGTTATTAAGGCTTACCATATACCTACTAATTTAATACGCCCTGAGAAGTGCAACGCTGAGGGAGATATAGAAGGTTATTACTATTCTGACAACTGGGAGGACACTAGAAAATTTGCCCCTAAACGTATCCCCGCTTTTGGTACTTCAAAAGAAAAGATAGAGATACTATGTATTAAAGATTACGCTGTAGGTGTTAAGTATTTCGGAGAGATTGATTACCTCGCTGCTGTACCTTATGCAATACTAGAAGAGGAGATAAGCGACTACTTGATTAACGAGGTACAAAACGGCTTTAGCGGTACTAAGGTTGTTAACTTTAACAACGGAGTGCCTGACCAGGAGAAGCAAGAGGAAGTAAGCAGAAAGGTATTAAACAAACTTACAGGCTCGAGAGGGCAAAAAGTAATAGTAGCTTTTAACAACAACGCCGAAAGCAAAACAACGGTAGACGATATTCCGTTAAACGATGCACCAGCACACTACGAATACTTAAGCAAGGAAGCAGAGCAAAAGATATTAACAGGACATACAGTAACGTCTCCTATGTTAGTAGGTATTGTTACAGATAACCAAGGCTTCAGCTCAAACGCAGACGAGATAGAAGTAGCAGCACGTTATTTTTACAACGCTACTATACAACCTTTTCAAGAATTAGTTATTGACGCTATAGATAAGATATTAGCGTTTAACGGTATTTCTTTAGACCTTTACTTTAGACGTTTAAATTTACTAGAAGAGATAGAGGTACAGGAACAGGAAGAAGAGCAGCAAGCAGAGCAGCAGTTAAGCAGAATTACAGACGACCAAGGCGAAGCACTTTTAGAAGTATTAGACGGTGAAACAATAGACGAAGACTGGGAGCTAGTAGATAGCCGTGAATACTCAGAGGATAACGAAACTATAGAGGCGTGGGCTAACAAGCTGATTAAAGAGAAAAAGACAGTATTACAAAAGTTAAGCGACTTTATTAAAAGCGAGCCTTCACGTTCTAGTAATTTAGATAAGTCTGTTTATAAGGTACGCTACGAATACGCGGAAAAATACTCAAGTTCAGAAAGTAGAGGTTTTTGCGCTAAAATGATGCAAAGAACAGCCAGCGGAGTAGTTTACAGATTAGAGGATATAGACAAGGCAAGTAGAGCGGGTGTTAATCAATCTTTCGGACACAAGGGAGAGCCGTACGACTTGTTTAAGTACAAAGGCGGGGTTAACTGCGGACATTTTTGGCAAGAGAATTTATACCGATTAAAAAAGAAAACAGACGGCACTTATTATAAAGATAAAGCGTTAAGCAGCTCCGAGGAGGTTGCTAGTATTCCTAAAAGCTACAGCCCTAAACCTTGGGGAAGCGCAGAAAGTAAGATAGCTCCTAAAGATATGCCTAACAACGGACATCACCCAAATTATAAAGGATAATGGCAAAAGCACTACTAATAACTAGAGACGATATAGTAAAAAAGACAGCGTTAAACGGAAACGTAGACGTAGACTTATTTATTCAGTTCGTAAACATAGCACAAGACACGCATATACAGAATTACTTAGGTACTGACTTACTCGAAAAGATACAAGCTTTAATAGTAGCGGGAACTTTAGACGACGTCGCAAACGCGGACTATAAAGCCCTATTATTAGACTACGTTAAAAGTATGCTTATTCACTGGGCAATGGTCGAGTATTTACCTTTTGCAAGCTACACGATAGCTAATAAAGGAATGTACAAGCACGGATCAGAAAACAGCGAAACAGTAAGTAAAAACGAGGTAGACTTTTTAATAGAGAAACAGCGAAACATAGCACAGCACTACACACGGAGATTTATAGACTATATGTGTTTTAATCAAAGTAAGTTTCCTGAGTATTATAGTAATAGTAACGGAGATATGTACCCTAGTAGCGAAAGCGACTTTGGGGGCTGGGTAATATAGATATATGAAGAGATACGAGCCAAAACAGACGAACGTAATTAAGTTAAAGAAGTACATTAAAAAGCTAAACAATGGCAGACAGCAGAATAAGTAATTTAACGGCAGCAACTAACGCAAGCTCAGGAGATGAGTTCGTATTGGTACAGAGCGGAGTTACTAAAAAGATAGACTTCGACGAGTTAGTAGGTTCTATTCCCGCCGAGTTAATTATAGCGTGTTCAGATGAGACTACAGACTTAACTACAGGCACTGCTAAAGTAACTTTTAGAATGCCTTATAAGATGAATTGTACAGAGGTCAGAGCGAACGTTAATACAGCTCCTGTAGGCAGCACGATAGAAGTAGATATTAATAAAAACGGAGCTTCTATACTAGGCACTGTTATAAGTATTGACGCAAGCGAGAAAACAAGCACAACAGCAGCTACGCCTCCTTTTATTGATACCCCTACTTTAGAGGACGATTCAGAAATAACTATAGATATAGACCAAGTAGGAAGCACAACAGCGGGAAAGGGTCTTAAGGTAGTAATGATAGGAAAACGAATTTTAACATAACATAAAAAAGATGCAATTTAAAACGGAAGAGATTATAAGCGGTTTACAAGGTACGAAAGTAGTAAACGATGCTACAGAATTAACTCAGAACTTTGATACTATTGTGACTTTAGAGGATACAGTTTTTGCTTCTATTAAGATAGGAGGAATTGACGTAAAGGGGGAATATGTAACAACGCCAGCAAATGCAGTTAAGGCGGGTGCAATTATTCGACCTACACAAAATCAAGTATTCTCAGGAGTTCAGTTAACTAGCGGAAGCGTAGCAATAGTATTATAAGATGTACACTTACAGCAATATGTATTTAATAAACAGTTATAGTTTTGGAGGAGGAGCAGCAGTAGACCCTGACGCTCAAGCGTTCATAACAGCAGCTTCAATAACAGACCCTACGCAACAGAGCGCGATAGACACTTTAGTAACTGACTTAAAAGGTTATGGAGTTTGGACTAAAATGAAAGCTATTTATCCTTTTGTTGGGGGTACGGCTTCAAGTCACAAGTTCAACCTTAAAGACCCTCGTGATTTAGATGCTGCGTTTCGATTAGTATTTAACGGTGGTATTACTCACGATGCTAACGGAATAACAGGTAATGGAGTAAACAGTTACGCAGATACTCAGATAGCTTTAAATACCTTGTCAAGAGATGATAATAGTGGAGGTATTTATTCAAGAAGTGATTTAATAGGCGGTGCTGACTTTGGTATATATAACAGCACTGGCAATGGTTCTTTTCAATCTTCAATAAAAACTTCCAATATTTGGTATAGTAGAAATGGTAGCACAAATGTAAATGCTTTATCTAATACAGATTCAAGAGGTTTTTTTCAAATTACGAGAAGAAATTCATCTCAGTATGTAAAAGCAAAAAACACTACAAAGTCAACTACATCACAAGTAGCTACTGATACGTTTACAAATACTGAAATAATACCTATATGTGCATTGAGAACATCGGGGACAATAACTAGCTATACTTCGAGAAACTACGCATTTCAATACATTGGCAACAGCTCGTTAAGTGATACAGAATTAGACAATATGTACACAGCGGTACAAGCATTTAACACAACATTAAGCAGAAACGTATGATACAGGTAGGACTTTTAACAGAATTACAAAAGGATGAGTTAATAGGGGTATTATACGCACCTGATAGCTATTTCAACCCTATTCAGGACATCAACGATAATTGGGTTATTTCACAAGAGGAGATGTACAACAATGAAAACGAGTTAGTAGCATGGGTTAAAGACTTACCTTTAATAGATTTTGAACCTAAGCCGTCACCTTTTCCACCAGTTGAATAATGAAAACTAGCACTTTTATAGGGTATATACTAACAAGCTTAGCGGTATTTTTAACCCCGATAGCTCCGTTAATGGTAGTAGTAGCTTTAGCAATACTTATAGACACGTTTCTAGGCTTATACAAGGCGTATAGAACTAAGCAGACTATAACAAGCCACAAACTAAGTAGAGTAGCTTTTAAAGTGCTTTTCTATGAGTTATTAATAGTTATACTTTACCCTATAGATGTTTATATAATGGATGGCAGTATATACGGAATAAGCCACTTATTAACTAAGAGTGCTTGTTTGTTACTCGTTTTTATAGAGGCTTTAAGCGTAGACGAAAACATAAGAGCGATAAATAAAGACAAGGGCGCTGAGTTTTATTTCAAAAAATTACTACATTTGATTCGTAAAGGCAAGGAAGCCATTACAGATATTAAAAAGAAACTATGAGAATAGGCATAGACTGCGGACATGGTGGACTAGACGAAAACGGAAACTATGTAACAGCGGGAAAACGCTCTCCTCACCCTGTAGACGGCAAATGGTTCTACGAGGGAGTAAATAACAGAAAGTACGGCATAGAATACGCTCAAGTTCTTGAAAAGTTCGGACACGAAGTAGTGTTTATTACAGACCCTTACGACTATAAAGATGTACCTCTTTCGACTAGGGTAACTATTGCTAACTCTAAGGATTTAGACTTACTCGTTTCTGTACATTCGAACGCTGCTAACAATACTAACGCTAGAGGCTACGAGGTTTTTACTTCTGAGGGTAGCGGGTTTATAAGCAACAAGGCTGCGGACAACTGGATAAAAGAAATGAGCGAGACGTTCCCCGACCTACGCAACCGAGGACACAAAAAAGCAAACTTTTCAATTATAAAAAGAACGACTTGCCCCGCTATATTATTAGAATTAGAATTTCACACTAACGATGAAGCGGTAAGGTTATTAAGAAGCTGGGAGTTTCGTTTTAAAACTGCGTTAGTATTAGCACGAACAATAAACAATTTATGAAAGTAGAAAAATTAGGTAAAAACATCCACAAGCTAAGTTTAGAGGGAAGCGTAGCAAAAATAGCAATACTATCAGACATACACTGGGACAATCCTAAATGCGACAGAGAGCTACTTAAAAAGCATTTAAACTACTGTCTTGAGCATAACATACCTGTACATATTAACGGTGACTTCTTTTGTTTAATGCAAGGTAAAGGAGACAGGAGAGGTAACAAGTCGGACATACTTCCTGAGCATAACAACGCGCGTTATTTAGATAGCGTCATTCAAACAGCGGTAGAATGGTTTGAGCCTTATAAAGATATTCTAACTGTTATTGGTTACGGTAATCACGAGACAGGTATTATTAAATGGCAAGAGACTGATATATTACAGCGGTTTGTAGACTTGTTTAACTTAACCTACGGCACTTCTATCTATACAGGCGGTTATGGTGGCTGGATGATTTACGAGCTATCTCTTAATGGAAATTCTAAAACAGCTTTCAAACATAAATACTTTCATGGCTCAGGAGGAGGGGGAATAGTTACAAAGGGAGCTATTAACTTAACGAGAGCAACGGAAATGTACGAGGGCTTCGATATATTCTCAATGGGACATATACACGAAAACAGCTGTAGAAACGATAGTATTGAAGTTCTAAACACACACGCAGCAAATTACGAGATACAGCTTAAAGATATTCATTTAGCAATAACAGGAACGTACAAAGAAGAGTACGGAGACGGTTCGAAAGGATGGCACGTTGAAAGAGGCGCACCAGCAAAGAGTGTAGGAGGTCGTATATTAGAACTAAGCGCAGTTAGAAACAGAAAGGACGGTATTGACAAATTAATTAAAGCAGCTGATTCTTATAAATTTCCGCTATGAGATACTTACTAATTATATTCTTATTCGCTTCATGCTCTCCGACGTGGCACGTTAAAAAGGCGGTAAAAAAAGGATGGACGCCCGAAAAGGAGACAGTAACTAATAGAACTATACGACTTATTAAAGTTCACGACACTATTACAAACGATGTAATACGAGTTGACACGCTACACGAGATAGAAACACGCACTATTTATCAGGATAGACCTTTACTCAGATACGAGACTAAGTTAATACGCGACACTATTAGAATAAAGGAGAAAGCCGATACGAAGCAAATAGAGGCCCGTTTAAAGCACGAATACAAAAAAGCTATAGATACTATCAAAGCACAACAGAAACGCTGTAAATGGTGGCTTTATATGCTTATAGGCGGTGCGCTTGTTTATTTCCGTCGTTACTTATGGCGGGTAATCAAATTTCTTATTTCGCAGATACCAATTTAAAGTAATTTTATTTAGTTAGTTTTCAAGTAGTTATAAAATAATTACAAAAAACTTTGTAAATAATTACAAAAAAACTTGTAAGAACTAAATTCGCATATTATATTTGTCAAAACAAAAACAAATAAACATGAAAGATACGGTTTACATTTTATTTATGAACAAGGAAAAAAATTTTAAACTTGACAAAAAATCATTTAAAAATTATGAAGATGCATTGATTTGGGGAAAACTATTTTTAGAGAATTTCAACATTGATATGATTTATTATTATTAACAACAAAAAAACAAAAAACATGAAAACAGAATTTTTAGATTTAGACTGCTTTTTAATAGAGTTCACCTACGAACATCAACAAGCAGAACCAGAGGTAGGTTATTTAGTTCCTTTTTGGAGCTGGGACGTTAAAGCGGTTTATGTAGTTTCAGACTTGATATTTGACGAGTACGATATACTAGACCAACTTAGTGTAGAAGACTTAGGTAGAATAGACGACGAAATAGAGGAATACTTAAACAACAAATA